CATCCCCGCCGACGAGCTCGGCTGGCAGATCACCCAGCAGCTCAAGCAGATCAGCCGCGACGTCGAAGCCTCGTTCATCACCGGCACCTACCGGAACCCGACCGACAACACCACGCCGCGCAAGACGCGCGGCCTGATCGAGGCGATCACCACCAACTCGCGCAGCACCGAACACACCGCCGCGCAGCTCACCGCCGACGACGTGCTCGACCTCGCACAGCTCGCATGGGACAACGGCGGCATCCGCGAGACCGAGACCCGCACCATCGTCGTCAACTCGACTCTCAAGCGCGCCCTGACCCGAGCGTTCGTCACCGACCGCAACTACCGCGAGGAAACCCGCAACGTCGGCGGCGTCAACCTCCAGACCATCGAAACCGACTTCGGCCGGTTCAACATCATGCTCGACCCCTACGTGCCCAAGGACAAGCTGCTCGTCCTCAGCCTTGAGGAACTCGCCCCCCGCTTCCTCGAAATCCCCGGCAAGGGCCACTTCTTCGCCGAACCTCTCGCCAAGACCGGAGCCGCCGACAAGGTGCAGCTCTACGGCGAGATCGGCCTCGAATACGGCAACGAGAAGGCGCACGCCATCCTCACCGTCGGAGCCAACACACCGTCCACCAAGGTCGCGGGCGTCACCTTCGACAAGAAGACCATGGCCGTCAAGGTCGGAGCCACCAACACCGTCAAGGCGAGCATCAGCCCGCTCGACGCTACCGACAAGACCGTCACATGGGCCAGCAGCGCCGCAGCGACGGCCACCGTCAAAGCCGACGCCAAAGACCCGCTCACCGGCGTCGTCACCGGCGTCACCGCAGGCACGGCCAACGTGACCGCCACCACCAAGGACGGCGCGAAGGTCGCCACCGTCGCCGTCACCGTGAGTGCCTGACCATGAGCGACGAGACCGAGCAGCAGCCGTTCGCGACCGTCGCCGACCTCGAAAAACGCTGGTACGGGCGAAAGTTCGCCGGCACCGACAAGGAGGACCACGTCAAGGTCCTCCTTGAGGACGCCAGCGACCTGATCCGCCGATACCCCGGACACCGAAGATGCACCGAGGCCACGCTGCGCCGCATATGCTGCGCCGTGGCCCGGCGCACCCTCGAAAACGAGGAAAGCGACCTCAACAGCAACGTCACCAACATGAGCGAGACCGTCGGCCCCGTGTCGCAGAGCTACACGTTCGGGAACACGGGGGCCGACATGCGCCTATGGCCCAGCGAGGAAAAGGAACTCGGCGTGGGATGCCAGCGGGCATGGAGCTACGACCCGTTCGAAGGGGCCAAGCCATGAAACGCATCCAAGGCGTAGACATCCGACTCGCCCGCCGCGAACCCTATCGGCTGCCCGACGAGATGAACGAACAGACGCTCATAGACCTGCCGCCCGAGACCATCGCCAACGCGATCGTCACCGACGGCACGCAGGTCAACGCCGGCGAAGCCGAACGCCCGCAAGGCACGGACACGGCCATCACCGTGTACCTGCCACGCTCATGGCCATGGCGAAGCCTCAGGGGTGCCCGCCTCACCATCGACGGCACCGATTACTGGGTGCACGGCGACCCGCACCCGGTACGAACCAACCTCACCCCGACCGGATACTGGCCCGTCGGGGTGCAGGCCAGCACGAGGAAGGCGTGAACATGGCACGAACCCGCGTCAAACTCGACCTCAAGGGCTTCCGCGCCTACCGGCGAGACCCGACCGTCAAGGCCGTCCTCGACGAACAGGCGCGGGCATGGGCCGCAAGGGCGAACGGGGCAAGACGCCGCCGCAAGGCCGAATACGAGGCGGTGCCCGCCGCCGACAGCGAACATGGCAGCGTCGCGCTCGTCCACACCGGCAACATCGAAGCCCGCTTCGACAACGCCGAAAACAACACCCTCCTCCACACCATGTAGGAGCCGCCGCATGTCCAGCATCGCATCCACCGCCATCCAATGGATCAACCAACACCCGCCGGACGGATACACGGCACACGGCAGCACGCCAGACCCGCGCCCCGAACGATACATCACCGTGCAGCGATCCGGCGGCGTCAGGACCCGCTACAGGGACGACGCCATGCTCATCGTCCAAGTCAACGCCCCCACCCGCTCGCAGGCCGCAGACACGGCCGAACAAGTCGCCGACCTGCTGCTCGACATGTGGCGGCTCCCCGAAATCGCCGACGTCGAGATACACAGCATCGCCGACGCCAGCCTCAACGGGCCTCCGACCGAACACCGCTACCAGATCACTGCGGAAATCACCACAACCACCTGAAGGAACCAACATGGCAACCAAGAACAACAAGAAGAACGTAAGCCTCGGCAAACCGATGGTCGCCGGTGTCGCCTACCGCGCACCCGCCGGCACCGCACTGCCCGCCGACGCCACCACCGCGCTCGCGGCGGCATACGAATGCGTCGGCTTCCTCGGCGAGGACGGCATCACCAACGCCACCGACACCGACAACACCACCATCAACGACATGGGCGGCGTGCAGGTCATCAACGAGATCAGCAGCTACGCCGAAACCTACCAGTTCATCATGATCGAGACCCGCGTCGAAAGCCTCAAGGCACGCTACGGCTCCGACAACGTCACCGCCACCGGAGACGGCGACGCGAACACACTCACCGTCCTGCACACCATGCCCGACGGCGAATCCTGCGTCTGGGTCTTCGAGATCCTCATGACCGGCAACCGCGTCAAGCGCATCATCATCCCCGACGCCACCATCAGCGAGGTCGGAGACATCACCTACTCCAGCACCGATGTCATCGGCTACGACGTCACCTACAGCGCCAACCCGTCCGACCTCATCGACGGTGCCACCAGCAAGGAGATCATCGCCCCGCTGTCCAAGGACGCCACCAAGGCGCTCAAGCAGGCGCTCCACGCCGCAGCCTGACCCGCGCCCCGATAAACAGCAAAGCCGACCGGAACCGCCTCCGGCCGGCTTTTTTCGACTTCCGTGAAAGGACAACCAATGACAACCAAGCCGCAGGACCACAAGCAGCCCAAGGACAAGCCCCGCAGGATCGAGGTCATGGGCGCGACCCTGACCATCGACCCGTCCATCCTCGACGACCTCGATATGGTCGAATACCTCTACGACCTCCAGCACGCCGCCGACAGCGACGACGGGGGCTTCACGATCGTGCCGTTCCTGCGCAAGCTGTGCGGCGACGACTACATGAACGTGAAGAAGGCGCTGCGCGACGACAACGGACGCATCCCCTTCGAGAAGGTCGGCGAATTCGTCCAGCAGCTCATCGAAGCACTCAACCCAAACTCCTGACGCTCGTGGAAATGATGGAGGCCGCGCCCGACGCCCTGCGGGCCGACCTCCAACGCTTCTACGGGCTCGACATGGACGAGATCGGCCACACGGTGAGGGTGCGTCGCGCCGCCGACCTCGCCGCCAACCTCCCCGAAGACGCGCTCACATGGGGGCGCATCGACGAACGCGCCACATGGGGCACCGCCAAACACCTGCTCGCCACCATCGCCGACAACACCGGCTTCATCGCATGGACGAAGACCAAAGCCGCCAAACAAGGCGAATGGCGCGGCGCGATCGAACGCCCCGGCTTCCCCAGGACCGCCAACGTCCAGAAGCTCGACCCCGACAACATGCTGCGCATCCTGCGCATGCCACGAACCTGACCGAAGGGAGCGCACATGGTCGAACTAGCACACGCCTACGTGCAGATCGTCCCATCCATGAGCGGCGTCGGCCGAGCCATACAGGACGCCTTCGGCTCAGCCGGAGACAAAGGCGGCGCACAGGCCGGCAAGAACTTCACCTCCGGCTTCTCCGCCAAGATCGGAGCCGTCGCCGGCGTCACCGCGAGCGTGTTCAACAAAGTCGCCGGCGTGGTCGCCTCCAGCCTCAACAGCGCCATCGGCCGAGCCGACCAGATGAACAACTTCCCCAAGGTCATGAAAAACCTCGGGTACTCCAGCGAGGACGCGGCGGCGAGCATCAAGAAGATCAGCGCAGCGCTCGACGGCCTGCCCACCACCAGCTCGGCCATGACCGGCATGGTGCAGCAGCTCGCCCCATTGACCTCGAACCTCGACGAGGCCACCGACATCGCGCTCGCGTTCAACAACGCCATGCTCGCCGGCGGCGCGAGCACGATCGAGCAGGAAAACGCGTTAACCCAGTACACGCAGATGCTCTCCGCCGGCAAGGTGGACATGCAGGCGTGGCGATCCATACAGGCCGCCATGCCCGGCCAGCTCAATCAGGTCGCCGAGGCCATGATGGGAGCCGGCCACAACGCCAACGACCTGTACGAGGCCATGAAGGACGGAACCTACAGTTTCGACGACTTCAACAAGACCGTCATGCGCCTCAACAAACAAGGCTTCGCCCAATACGCGAGCTTCGCCCAGCAGGCCAGGGACGCCACCCAAGGCATCGGCACGGCGTTTGAGAACGTCCGCAACCGTGTGGCCAAAGCCGTCCAGAAGGTCATCGAGGCCATCGGCGTGGAGAACATCGCCGGCGCGATCAACGACTTCAGCTCGCAGTTCGGCAAGATCGGCGACGCCGCAGCCAACATGGTCACGGGCGTCAAGAACTGGCTTGGCCAAGCCGCGCAGGTCGCCAAGCCGCTCGTCTCGATCTGGCAAGGCGACTTCGCCAAACTCGGCCTGTACCTCACCGGCCTCGGCGCGAACGTGGCCGCATTCGGCAAAAGCCTGCTCGACGTCATCACCAACGGCGGCGGCATGCAGAGCTTCCTCGTCGGCCTGAACAACGTCATCTCGGCGCTCGTCAACTGGTGGATCGCACTCACCCGCAACGTGAGCATCTTCATCGGCACACTCGCCGACACCGGCGGCGTGCAGGCATTCCTCGCCGCGCTCGGCGAACTCTGGCAAGGCCTGACCCAACTATTCCAAGGCCTACAGGACGCCGCGACCGGCCTCCTCGAAATCGGCGAAAACGGCGGCGCGGCCGCCGCCGCGGGCAAACTCGTCGGAGACGCCTTCAAGGTCGCCACCCCGATCGTCAAAGCGCTTGCCGGCACACTGCAATCGGTCGGCGAATGGGCCAGCGAACACGGCGACATCGTGCGCGCTGCCATCATCGGCATCGGCACCGCGTTCGCCGCGGTCAAGGGCTATCAGGCGCTCAACAGCGGTCTACAGGCGCTAACCGGAACCATGAACACGGTGACGACCGCCGCCAAGGGCATCAGCAACGGCATCATGCTCATGACGGACCTGGGCGGCCCGGTCGCCATGCTCAAGCAGATGGCCGGAGGGCTGAGCCTCGTCAAGACCGCACAGACCGCATGGAGCACGGCCACGAAGATGGCGACCGCCGTGCAGGGCGCGTTCAATGCCGTCATAGCCGCCAACCCCATCGGCGCGATCGTCGTCGCCGTCGCGGCCGTCGTGGCCGCGCTCGTCTGGTTCTTCACCCAGACCGAGGTAGGCCGCAAGGCATGGGCCGCGTTCACCTCATGGCTGTCCGAGACATGGGCCGCGCTCGTGGAGGGCGCCAAGGCGATATGGAACGGGCTCGGCGAATTCCTCGCCAACCTATGGGCGACGATCACCGGCGGCGTGCAATCCGCATGGAACGGCATCGCCGGCTTCTTCACGGGCCTATGGCAGACGATCAGCGGCGGCGTCACCGGCGCATGGACGTCGATCACCACGTTCCTGTCCGGCGTGTGGACCGGCATCAGCACGACCGCCACGACGATATTCAACGGGATACGCGACTTCATCGTCAACGTGTTCACCGTGATCGGCGCGCTCATCGTCGCACCCTTGCAGGCGATCCGGAACGGCATCAACACCGTGTTCGGCTGGATACTCTCGTTCATCACCCAGCAGATGAACAGCACGAACACCGTATGGAGCACCATCTGGACGGCGATCTACAACGTCGTCAACACGATCTTCACGCTTATCAGCGGCTACATCTCGACCGTGGTGAACGCGATCCACACCGTCATCGTCGTGTTCCTCAGCCTCCTCAAGGGAGACTGGCAAGGCGCATGGGACGCAATCAAATCGTTCTTCACGGCCACATGGGACGGCATCAAAGCGTTCCTGTCGAACACCCTCGACGCAATCAAGACCGTCTGGACCACCGTATGGACCGCCATCAGCACGTTCTTCACCGACGTATGGAACAAGATCGTCGCGTTCTTCACGCCGATCATCAACGGCATCAGGAACACGATCGGCAGCGTCCTCAACGCGATCGCCGGCGTGTGGACGAGCATCTGGAACGCGGTCAAGTCCGTCGCGTCCACCATCTGGAACGCGATCAGCGGCGTGGTGTCCACATACATCCAGAATGTGCGCAACACCATCTCGACCGTCCTGAACGCCATCAGCGGCGTATGGACGAGCGTATGGAACAGCGTCAGCTCGTTCCTTGGAAACATCTGGCACGGGATCACGTCGGCCGTGTCCAACGGCATCCAGAACGTGAGCAACACCGTCGGCCGCATCAAAAGCACCGTGCTCGGCGCGGTCGGCGGCGCCGGCCAATGGCTGTACGACACGGGTCGTCAGGTCATCAGCGGCCTCATCAACGGCATCGGCGGCGCGTTCCAATGGGTCAGGAACACGATCAGCAACCTCGGCAGCAGCCTCGTCGGCTGGGCCAAGAGCGTGCTCGGCATCCACAGCCCGTCACGCATCTTTAGGGACGAGGTCGGCAAATGGATACCCGCCGGCATGGCCCAGGGCATCGACAAGGCCAGCGGCCTCGTCGCCGACAGCATCGACGGACTGACCGACATGGTCCCGACCGTCAGCCTCAAGACCGACACCAGCCGACTCGAAACCCCGCTCGCATACCACGGCACCGTCAACGGCGGCCGGATCGCGTACACGATGGACGAACAGGCCGGCGAATACGCCACCAAACAGGACATCATCGACGCGATCGACGCGGCCCTCGCCGCCGGCATCACGCTCAACCTCAACGACCGTGGCGGCGAGGTCATGGCCGGCAAACTCGCCAAACCAATGAGCTACGAACTCAACAGCCTCGCCATGAGAGGCCGTTAAAACCAGAGAGGAAAGCATCATGCTCTACCAGCGACGCATGCGCCTGCCGCATGTCGAAGACCCCACGCTCAACGGCGTCCCGCTGGAGCGCATGATGTTCTCCCTCGCCGCCGACGGCATCACCATCGACGCCACCAAGCCCACAACCAGCACGCAGGACATGCCCGGCCGCGACGGACAACTCGACCTCACCCTCGAAGACCCCACCGGGGCCGCGTACATGGGCAACCGCGCCATCACGCTCAACCTGTACGCGATCGGCGGCGAAGACGACATCCTCGCCGCCAAAACCCGCCTCGCCGCCCTCGCCGGCACCATCGTCACGCTCTCATGGCGCAGCCTGCCCGGCGAATACCGAGGCCGCATGAGCCTCGGCGCATGGGCGGACAAATGGGCCGGCCCCCGCCAGATCGCCACGCTCGTCACCGTGAGCATCGACGCCCACCCCTACCTGATCGGCCGCGGCCGATCCATCGCGCTCAAAACGGGCGCGAACACGATCCACGTCAAAGGCAACCGGCCATGCTGGCCCACATGGACGCTCACCCCCGCCGCCAACGCCAAGACCGTCAGCATCAAGGACGCGCACGGCCACACCCTCGCCGTCGCGTCCACCACCGCCATCACCGGACGAATCAGCATCATCACCGACCCCGACCACCGGGAGCTGCGCGTCAACGGCAACCTCATGGCTCCGACCCTCGAATCCGACTACTTCCCCCTGCCGCCCGGCGTGCACACGCTCGCCCTCACCGGCTGCGCCGGCATCCTCACCTACCGGCCGCTCACCCTCATCTAGGAGACACGACCATGCGTTACATGATCTTCGACCGCTGGGGCAACCCGCTCGGCGACCTCCCATACGCCATCAAAGCCATCCGCACCAGAGCCACCGACGGCACCGACACCCTCGACATCACCACCATCGGCGAGATCAACAAGGACGAACGCATCGTGTTCAAGGACTCGATGGGCCGTTGGGCGGAATACCTGTGCCAGTCCACCCAGACCGCCCGCGCCGCAGGCATGCCCGTCACCGTCGCCTACTGCACCGGCAGCATCGCCGAACTCTCGCGCACCTATATCGAGGACAAACGCAACCGCAACGCGAACGCCAAAGCCTGCCTCGCCAAGGCATTGGAAGGCACCCGGTGGGCGGTCGGCACCGTCGAGACCGGCACCCTCACCGGCACGGCCGACCTCAGCTTCTACCACTGCACCGTCCTCGAAGCCGTCCAGAAGACCGCCGACACCTACGGGCTCGAAGTCCAGACCGAAGTCCAGCCCGACCCGACCGGCAACCGGATCGGCCGGCGCATCATCCACCTCGTCGAACACCGAGGCTCCGCCAACACCACGAAACGCTTCGAATACGGCAAAGACCTCACCCAAATCAAACGCGACATCGACAGCGGCGACGTCATCACCCGCCTCTACGGCTGGGGCAAAGGCATCGAACAAACCAACGACCAAGGCGAGGCCACCGGCGGATACAGCCGCAAAATCAGCTTCGCCGACGTCAACAACGGCAAACCCTACGTCCAAGACGACCAAGCGCTCGCCAACTGGGGCATACCCGGCCCCGACGGCACCAGACACCACAGCGAGGCAAGCGTGGACTTCCCGGACTGCGAAGACCCCCAGGAACTCCTAAACCTCACCAAAGCGGCGCTCAAGACCCGCGCCACGCCCGTCGTCTCCTACACGGCCGACGTGACCGCCCTCGGACAGGCCGGCCTCAGCGCGGAAGGCACGGACGTCGGCGACAGCGTGCAGATCATCGACACCAGCTTCACCACACCATTGCGCCTCGTCGGCCGCATCCTCCAGATCGAGGAAGACCTTGCCGGCAGCCTCGCCGACACCAAGATCACCCTCGGCAACATCCGGCAATCCTACACGCAGCGCCTCGCCGCCCAACAGCAGGCGCTCGACAAACTCGTCTCCAACTCCGGCGCATGGAACAGCGCCGCCGGCGGCACCGGCCCGTACATGAAGGACCTCATCGACCGCATCAACCAGATCATGAACGCCACCGGCGGATACACGTACCTCAAACCCGGCCAAGGCATCTACGTGTACGACAAGCCCGAAGACCAGAACCCCACCCAATGCATCCACATCGGCGGCGGATACTGGCGCATCGCCGACCACAGGAAAGCAAACGGAGACTGGGACTTCCGATCGCTCGCCAACGGCAAGGGCATCTTCGCCGACGCGATCTACACCGGCCTGCTCTCCGATGCCGCAGGCTACAACAGCTGGAACCTCGACACCGGCGACTTCAAACTCTCCGCACGGACGACGGTCGGAGGAAAAACGGTCGACGCGATCGCCGGAGACTCATCGTCGGCAGCGCTCGCCGCAGCGAAGAAGTACGCCGACCAGATGAAGCGTGAGTCCGACCAGACCGACCTCGACAACCTCGCCGCTGCCAAGGACTACGCGCAGGCGAAAGCCGAAGAGGCCCGAAAGAACGCGCTCGCGTCCGCCTCGACGGACGCGACGAACAAGGCGAACGCGGCCCTCGAAGCCGCCAAGAAGGCGGCGCAGGCGTACGTGGACGCCTTGGACGAGTCCCTTGGGCAGAAGAGCGTGTTCGACCGGCTCACGAACTACGGCAAGATCCAAGGCCTGTTCATGCAGAACGGCAACCTGTATGCCAACGCGTCCTACGTCAAGTCCGGCGTCCTGGACGCGAACCTCGTCAAGGCGGGCATCCTGACCGACAAGAAGGGCTTGCAGTACTGGGACATGACCACCGGCGAATTCCGACTGGCCGGAACCAGTACCATTGCCGGCAACAAGGCGAGCGACCTCGCCACCACCACGGCGGCGCAGCGGCTCACCTCCGAAGCCGAGGCTGCGGCCAAGAAGTACGCCGACGGCATCGGAACGGACACGCTCACCTCAGCCAAGGCCGACGCCGCAAGCAAAGCAAACGCCGCGCAATCCGCTGCGGCCGCCGATGCTACCAAGAAGGCGAACAGCGCGGAAGCCAACGCCAAGAAAGCCGCCTCGACGGACGCGACGAACAAGGCGAACGCTGCCCTCGAAGCCGCCAAGAAGGCGGCAGCCGACGGCGACACCAGCACGCTCGAAGCCGCCAAATCGTATGCCGACAACACGGCCACGAGCCATGTGAACACGTTCGAAAAGGCGCTCACACAGCAGTACATCTTCAACAAGCTCACCGACGGAGGCAAACTCCAAGGCCTCTACATGAGCAACAACCTGCTGTACGTCAATGCCACATACCTGCGGTCCGGCATCATCAGCGGCGCGAGAAGCTACTGGAACCTCGACACCGGAATCTTCAGCATGAGCGACGCGAACGGAGTCGAAACGGTTCATCTCGACGGCAACGGCAGCCACAACACGCTCACCGGCACCTTCCAGACTGGCACGTCCGGCTCACGACTGTGGATGAGCCCGAGCTTCAAGCAGACACCAGTCGGCGGAACCGCCGACATCACCGGCGCCGGCGTCTCGTTCATCCACGCAACCACGGCGGCGCAGCATCCATACATCGCTGCCGAGTCCACGAATTCCGAACTGGGCGAGATCTCGACGCTGACGTTCAACGGCGGCCGTCGGGCGGACACCGATCCGGGCGCCTTCGTGCGAGTTGGCAGCACGAAAAACAACAACAACAAGAAGAAAGAGGCTATATTCCAAGCGCTCGCCTTGCGCGACTACAGCGTGGCGTCCAGTGACGCGAAAAGCTCCGGCGCGAGACTGGTGTCCCTCGCCTCTCCTGCGACCGACGCTTTGGACACATACGCGGAGATCGCATCATGGGATCCGAACGGCGTCGTCGGTGTAAAGGCTGACATCAACACGGGATACCTCTACATGGGTGGTTTTCTCGGAGGATACACGAACCGTCACACGTTCGTGGGATCCGCGGCATGGCAGGCATGGAAACCGAATGGCGGATCAATATCGGTCGGCGCAAGCGTCTCCGTGCACTTCTCCACAGGGTCGCCAGCCAAATACGGAAGATACTACGCCGTCGCAAACGCCGATGGCGAATGGGGTGGCATCGTCATGCATGTCAAAAACACCGGAGGCCAATCGGGATGGGACATCCAACTGTACAACGCTGACCGAAACCCTTGTTCGGTCGCGATGTGGTGCGAGACGCTCGGATGGCTCGTTAAATAAGGACGGTCGAACATGAAACAAACCATGACCATGAACGACGGGAACATCATCGTCAACTGTGACGAACCCGTCAACGGATACCAGCAATTCGTGTTCTCCCCAGGAACCATTGCATCCTGGACGGCACTGCTCGGACTTGGATCCACAGCCGAAGCAGTCGCCGCGATAATGCAAGGCGTCGAGGACACGACGCGATACGATCCGTCAACCGGCAGGGGGGTCTGGACGGAGGCCTATGAAGCGCTCGAAGCGGCGCTGAACGACAGTGCGGCGGACATGTCAATGCTCGCCGATGACGGAACCGTCCAGAACGATCCGCTGACTGTAGCCCGCAACGACACCAGAAAAGGCATGCACCTACCAACCATCCCGCAACAGGCGCAATCGGTATCGACATACGCCCTCGAAGACTCAGACGCCGGAACCGGCATAGACACGTCCTGCGTTGACGCACAGGCGCTTTCCGACCTGCTCTCAGACAAGACGGTTGCCAATGCCATCGACAACGCCGAGGAAAGCTTCTACGCAAGCCTCATGCCGCAACCAATAACCAGATGAAAGGTAGTAGAAAAATGAACGATGACCAGCAGTACGTCAGCTTCGACCGACTCGTATCGCAGAAGCTTTCCGAACAACTCGCCGACGCGAACCGGCAGATCGCCACACTCGCCGCCATGTGCGACATCAAGGACGCGCAGATAGCCGAACTCCGCAGCCAGCTCGAAAACAAGGACGACGGCAATGGCAACGCTTGACAGCTTCCGCGAAGCCACAGGCGAACCCATCCAACTCGACCTAGCCAACGGCTACATCGCAGACATACGCCTCAACGCCGGCGACATCAACGGCCGCACCATCACCGTCGAACTCACCGACAACGGCACCCCCATCACCGACACCACCGGCATCACCGTCGCGCTCGCCTACAACACCAGTCCCGGCAGCGGGCTGGGCGACCGCGTGAGCATGCCAGCAGTGTTCGGCACCACCACGGCCACGTACCGTGTCGCCGTGCCGCGCAAGGCGTTGCAGCACGCCGGCGCGATCCTCATGGGCATCGAGGTCAGCGTCAACGGCACGAGGATCTGTTCGCGCAACTTCCACGGCATCGTCGAACGAGCCGTGTTCGACGCGACCGCGCCCGACGCGCAGGATCAGATGGGCGTGCTCGACAAGCTCATAGACGACGCGACCACGGCCATCAACAAGGCCGTCAGCGCGGCCGGCGAAGCCAAGGACGCCGCAGACGCGGCACGCACCAGCGTGATCGAATACCGGCAGCTCTCCGACGACTGCAAGGCCAAGATCGCCGCCAGCGCGGCCGCCGGCGTGGTCTTCGCGACCCAATCCGACATAGACGCCCAGTACGACACCGTGATCGCGCCGGCATTGTCCGACGCCGAAACGATCCCGCCGCTCACCCAGTCCGACATCGACTGGGCGCTCGACATCATCAACCGATAAACAGGAAGGAGCCATCATGGCGAACACACAGAAGGTCATGACCCTCGCCGACACCGCCAAGCTCATCGCCAAGGTGCACGCCAACGCCGCCAAGGGCGTGCGATTCGAGTACGACGGCACCAAGGGCGAATACGGCAACATCGCCGCCTACTTCGCCGCCCACAAGGACGGCAAGGTGTACGGCGTGAGATTTCCCAAATACACGTACAGCAACACGCCAACCGGCGTGAAGACCCGAGACAACGCCAACCTGACCATCGAGATCAGCACCAACGCCAAGGCCGGACGCGACGACTACGCCGCACTGCCTGCCTTCCGCACATGGGACGTCAACGCCACCGTGGACGACGACGGCGTGCCCCATGTCACCGCCATCGACGGCATCGACACCCGCTTCAAACGCGACGGCAGCAACGGCGACGTGTACGTCATGACATGCCCCGGATACTACAAGCTCGAAAGCACGAGCACCCACAACGAATTCCTGTACAGCGACACCCAGTACGACGGTTACGCGCCATTGCCCGGCGTGCTGCTGCCCGACGGCAGCAAACGGCCATGCCTGTTGTTCGCGAAATACGCCGCCTCCCTCGACTCCCAGCAACGCCCCCTGTCCGTCAGCGGCAAGGAGATCGACCGAGAATTCGGCTCCCAGAACCGAGCCATCGACTACGCGCTCAAGAAAGGCAAGGGCTACGCCGGCCGCTGCGCCGGCGACACCTTCTACGTCCAGCTCATGCTCATGCTCAAATACGCCACCAAAAACTCGGACGTGCTCGGCGGCTGCTGGCAGTACACGCCGCAGACCGCCGTCACCAATGCCGAAACCGGCGTCAAGCGCGTCATCATCGCCACCAGCTACGCCAACAACTTCGACGTCGGCAGCACCGTCAACGTCGGCACCGACAAGGAACGCAACAACACCGGCAACTACAGCGCCGCCCGGGCACGCACCATCCTGAGCAAGACCGCCATCGACGCCAGCAACACCGCCCTCAACCTCGACGGCGACGCCATCACCACGACCACCGCATGCTTCGTCAACAGCATGCCGTGGAAGACCGGGGCCACCGACAAGCTGCTCGGCACCGACGGCCGCCCATCCACCGCGTCCGCCGCCAACCACCAGCCCATCCGCCTACAGGGCATCGAACTATTCAACGGCGTCTACGAGAGCGACGCCGACCTCATCGTCAACGCCGTCAAGGAAAGCGACGACAAGGGCCGACTCGACATCTACCGCGTGTTCGACATCACCAATGCAAGCAAGACCTCGACGACGAACTACACCAAAATCGGCGAATTCACACCACGCGACAAGACCACGGACAACTCATGGCGATACGCCGAGGACTTCACCCTGTCCAACGGCGTCATCATCCCCACGGGACTGGGCGCGACGAGCACCACCGGCATGTGCGACGCCATCGGGGCCAACCCGCTCACATCCCAAGGCCTCCGACAGGTGCTGCGCTTCGGCCACCTCTGGGATGGGGTGCTGTACGGCGCTTTCGCCGCGTACCTCTGGGGCGACCTCGCGACCCGCAGGTGGCACCTCGGGGGCCGCCTTTCTGCGCTCGGTCGCACGAAGGCGTAGCCGCAGTGCGATGGGGGTGAAGCGCAGCGAGGGGGCGAAAGCCCCCTCATGACGTTTCGCAGCCTTTTGGGATTTGTGGCGGTACGCCTCCGACGTCCGTGCGTGGTGCAGCGCTTCGGCAACCTCAGGGATGGGGTGCAGTACGGCGCTTTCGCCGCGAACCTCAGGAACGACCTCGCGAACCGCAGGTGGAACATCGGGGGCCGCATATCCGGTCAATCCTGTCAACACGATCATTACGCCACAACTACCCTCCACGCCAGCCAGTGAGAGGGCAAGCCACGGCCCAGCCGAAAATCAAACCGAGCACCCGGCCAGTAGACCCGAACCCATCCAGCACCGTCGAACGCCGGCATAGTCCAGATAGGAAACGCTCTGAAAACCCATTGCAAGCACACCCGCTGCGCCACGCCCATGTTCGTCCGCAGGGCGATCGATCACTACCTCAAGGGCAAACGGTCCCGCCGCGACGTGACCCGCTTCCTCGAAACCCACCCCGACCTCGACCGGCTCGCCGAACGGATCGCCGACGAGATACGCGAAGGCCGATACCGCGACACCAGGATCACGTACTTCAACCGCGTCGAACCGATCAGCGGCAAACACCGCGTCATCGGCCGCGAATCGGTACGCCACCAAATCTACGACCATGTGGCCGTCATGGCCCTCCAGCCGTTGTTCGACGCGAAGGTGGGCCGATGGCAGACCGCCAGCATCCCCAATCGCGGCACCATCGACGCCCGCCGCGCGATCAAACGATGGACACGCGAACGATCCAGCAAATGGTTCGTGAAGCTCGACGTGCGCAAATACTATCCCAGCATCGACCGCCCCACATTGAAGGCGATGCTCACGCGCGACGTCGGCGACCCGATCCTGCTGCGCCTCGTGTTCCACCTCATCGACCGGTACCAAGGCGACAACGGCCTCAACATCGGCAGCTACCTGAGCCAATGGCTC